GTATCCGGCGAAAACAGGCTCCGCATTCTGGACCAGAACAGCGGCAACCAAATCATCTTGGACAGTAACAGTGACCTGACGTTTTCGGCTAACACTTGGTATCACCTTGTTGTTTCTGTTGATACCACTGAGGACAACGACCCAGACAAGGTGAAGGTATGGGTGAACGGTCAGCCGTACACCAACTGGTCTTCACCCACATGGCCTAGTACGAACTACCAAACGGGCCTAAATAGAAGCGGCACACGCATGCTGCTGGGGGTGAAAAGACAGAACGGTAGCACATCGCTAGACGACCACACAAACGCACAACTAGCAGAATATCACTTCATCGACGGTACTGCCTATGACGCCTCCTACTTCGGTGAGACCCGTGATGGTGTTTGGGTGCCTAAAGAAGTTACTGGTCTTACCTATGGTAATAACGGATTCTATCTGGACTTTGCAGGTAATGATACGGGTGTTGTCCTTAAACTTAATGCTGATAATAGTCTCACTGACGAAACAGGTAGACATACTCCGATAGGTGCTGGGGTTTCCTATAGCACAGATACACCTTTTGCTACTGGTAGTTCACACTCGTTTAGCTTTAGCCCCACGGCTACTTCAGATGTTAGTGAAGTGATTACCTTGCCAAATTCTACAGATTTTCAATTTGGCTCTGACCCATTCACTATTGAAATGTGGTTTAAATGGGACGGAACAACAGGACTTCAAGTATTATTCAATACTTACGAGGGAACTGGCGTTGGTGGTTTAGCTGTAGCAATAAATGGGGCGACCCTAGCAATTTATTCAACATCAATATATAGCACTGGCTGGGACATGGCAAGTGCTGCTTCTGGTGGAATCTCATTTACTGCTGATACATGGCATCATTTAGCCATTGTCAGAGACTCTAACGGCTATATCGAGGCTTTTAAAGATGGAGTTAAGGGTACAAGCAGTATCTCCACCTCCCCGCATCCGATATACACAAATGGTACGGATGATGCTCACGTTGGCGGTACGTCAAACTACTATGCCTTCAACGGTCTTATTGATGATGTGAGAATAACAAAAGGCATTGCCCGTGACATCGCCGCAGAATGGACCAATGGCGTCTACACCTCGGCACTAACTAACGCACCAGAGTACCTTGGAGACTTCGGTGTAGATAGAACAACGGATGGTACTGGTGTAACTCTGTTGTTGGATGGCGAAAACGCAACCATTGCAGACGTTAGTTCGGCTTCGACGGCTGTTAGTTATTCTGCGAGCCATATCAGTCAGAACACGTCAGTCTACAAACATGGCTCTGGGTCTATAGAGTTTATCAGGTCGAATGGTGTAAACAACGTTATCACGTACACTGGACCAACCCTAAGCAGTGACTTTACCGTAGAGTTTTGGTGGCGGCCTGACCAACTTTTGAGCACGAGCTCCAACGATGACAATATAATCTGGGACAGCAGAAATGCGAGTAACGGCAACTTTCCAGTACTAGTTTACTCAGGGACTGGTCCGGCAAATTTCCCTCGTATAGCTGCGTTCATAGACGGCCTAGAAAGGATAACGTCCTCTCAAATCACTACAGCGCAACAGTGGTATCACGTCGCTTTTGTTCGTTCTGGCGGCACTTACACATTGTATCTCGACGGGGTATCTCAGGGGACGTATGGATCATCGACGGGCGTTTCTTCGACGCATTACATTGGGCGTCGTTTTGCAGCCTTCAACTCAAGCTACTATGGCACCGATGGCTACCTTGACGACTTCCGCCTGACCGCTGGCGTCGCCCGTGACATCGCCGCAGACTGGACTGCTGGTGTCTACACCTCGGCACTAACCAACGATGATACGTGGGATAAACCTAAGAACAACTTCTCGGTTGAGGGCAATATCACAGCAGATGACCAGTTGCTTGATACACCTAATCTGAGGTTTGCTACGTTGGACCCTGCAAACTCTAACGCAGGTATCACCTATGCGGAAGGAAACCTGCGATGCTCTGCGAGCATCAGCGGTAGTCTACGGACTGCACGTCACTCCACCGCCATTCCCGACAATGGCAAGGTCTACGTGGAAGTGATGGGTGGCGTTGAGCCTTCAACGGTAAGGTATTTAGGTAGTATTGGGTTCACCAGTTCCATACCCTCGGCGGGAGCCATATTGGGTGACGCTAATGGATGGGACGCCTTCACCTTCGGTAATGCTCTATATGTAAGGCATGATAGTGTAAGCAGTACCTCTTCCAACACTGCTTTCAATAATGCCAACTATGCCAACAATGTTTACATGCTGGCTCTCGACAGGGCGAATAATGCCTTCTACTTCGGAGTAAACGGACAATGGGTTGAATCCCTAAGTAGCGGAACCCTCGTTTCCTCATTTTCCTCTGCCGGAAACCTCCGCACACAACTTAGCACCGTGAGCAACATCCCCTCTACAGGCAGCCTATACATGGCTTCGGCGGTATATAAGGATGCCGGGTCCAACTACTCTATTCATTTAAATCACGGACAAGACCACACGTTTTCCGGGTTGAAACCAGCGCTGCTAACTCCATACTCAGATACTAATGGTGCAGGTGAGTTCTATTATGAGCCACCATCTGGTTTCTTGGCTTTGGCGGATAACTACGTGGTCACTGATAGCCTAGCAACCACTGGCGTATTATCTGTTAGCGAAATGCTACAAGCCTCACTTTAAGAAAGGAACGATTATGTTAGACCAAAAGAAATGGTGGATGTCCAAGACTGTATGGGGGGTGATTGTTATGCTTCTCTCCTCTGCTTTGACTTCCACTGGCATTCCATTGACCCCTGAGATTCAGGGTACGATTGTAGAACTTATTATGCAAGCTATCACTGTAGGTGGTGGTGCATTGGCTGTCTACGGTCGAGTAACGGCTAAGACTGCACTCAAATGAGTAGGTCGCTAAACTCGACAATTACTACGGCATTGGCGGCTGATGTTATTCAGCCGTTCTTTGCTATTGACCTCTTGTTCGACTCTCCTAACGAGACCTACATCTGGAATGGTGTAGGTACGAGGACTATCAATAGTAAGGCTTATTCGGGCTTAGGAGAGTTGCTACAGATTGAGCCTATCGAGGAGACCGGAGATATTTCCGCTCGGGGGGCTACTATTTCCCTCAGTGGTATTGATAACTCTGCCTCCTCCCTGTTTCTTAAGGCTCTGGCTACTCCTTACCAAGGGAGAGTGTGTAAGATTTACTTTGGTGTGATGGACAACCCTACAGACTACATAGAGATATTCTCTGGCTATATGGACCAGATGGACATTAACGAGGGTCCAGAGACTACCACTATCACCATGACTGTAGAGAACAAGTTGGTTGCCCTAGAGCGTCCTGCTGGTACTCGGTACACCTCTGCCTATCAGAGAGAACAGCACACCGGAGATAAGGGTCTGGACTTTGTAGCAGGACTACAGACCAAGAAGATCATATGGGGAGCCACACCTGAATGAGGTATCAACAAGAGTTCTTAGCTACGGTTGAGGACGACATCCGACCATTGATACAAAAGCATTGGGAAGACATTGCCCTTAACAAAGACAAGATTAAACTAAACCCAGACTGGGACGCCTACCACACCTTAGAGCAAGCTGGTGTACTGAAGATATTTACAGCCAGAGAGGGTGACTTGTTGGTAGGGTACTTCGTAGTCGTTATACAATACAACATGCACTACAAGGACCACCTGTTTGCTTCTAATGACGTTATCTTTCTGCACCCTGACTACAGGAAAGGTCGTACTGGTATCAAGCTGATACAGTTTGCAGAGAAGTGTCTCAAAGAAGATGGTGTCTCAGTCTTGGCTATCAACACAAAGGTTCACAAGCCTTTCGATAATCTGATGCAGTTCCTAAAGTTTTCTTTGGTTGAGCGCATCTATTCCAAATATATAGGAGACTGATATGGGTCAGAGCCTTCTCTCTGGCGTCCTTGGTGGTGTTGGAGGCGCAGTATCTGGTTTCTTCAGAGGCGGAGCTACCGGGGCCTTAGTCCTTGGGACTGTAGGTTTTGTAGGTGGCTTTGCTAGTACCTACCTTGCCAAGCAAGCTACAGCCGATGCCCTCTCTAGCGCTATGGGGCCTACACCCTCTCCCCTAGCCTCTGTAGCCGAACCTAAATTTGGCGGCTACACAGTAAACCGCAGGGGTTCTGCCCTTCATCACCAAGTTATCTATGGTGAGACTAGGGTAGGTGGGGCTATTGTCTTTGATGATGCCAGTGGTACTAACAACAAGTACCTCAGTCGTATTATTGCCTTTGCTGGACATGAGATTGATTCCTTCCAGCAGATTTATATGGGCAAGTATTCTCTGTCTATCAGTGGGGATAACGTAACCTCTGCACAAGAGATTGACGAAACTGGTGCTGCTGTAGGAAGCCCTACTACAAAGTTTAACAACTACATTAAAATCCGTAGGGTATTGGGCAACCATAGCACTAGCCTTAACGGTACTGCCCCCACAAACTTCTCTACTAAGTGGACAGCCAACCATAAGCTGCTTGGTATCGCTCACTTGGCTATTGTCTTTGAGTATGCTGACAACGTATGGGAAGAGGGTCTACCTGAGATTTCTGCCCTTATCCGGGGTAAGAGGGTGTACGACCCAAGGACCAGCACTACAGCTTGGTCTGATAACCCTGCACTGATTGTACGGGACTTTCTGACTGACAGTGGCTATGGTCTTGGTGAGGCTGTTGCCAATATTGACGATACCCTTATTTCCACTGCTGCTAACGTCTGTGAAGAGACAGTAACAGATGGTGACCGCTACACCTGTAATGGGGCTTGGTTGACCTCTCAGGCCCCTGTAGACGTTATATCACAGCTTATGACCTCCTGTGCTGGCTATCTGTGGTATGCACAGGGCAAGTGGCGTCTTAAGGCAGGGGACTACATAGCACCTACTGTTACCCTTACTGAGGACGATCTACGGTCTCCTCTGTCTGTATCTACACGGCACTCTCGTAGGGATAACTTTAATGCTGTACGAGGCACCTTCAGGGGTCCAGCTACAAACTACCAGTTCACTGACTACCCTACGGTTACCAGTTCTACCTTTGTCACTGTAGATGGTGGCCTAGAAAGCTCTATGGACTTGGCACTGCCTTTCACTAATACCCCAGAACAGGCACAGAGAATAGCGGCTATCGCCCTAGAGAAGAACCGTAGCCAGATCACGGTATCTGGTAGCTTCGGTCTTAATGCTTTCTCACTACAGGTAGGTGACAACGTAAACATCACTAACAGTCGCTTTGGCTGGACGAACAAGTTGTTTGAGGTTGTAGCTTGGGGACTGAGTGCTGAGGGTATGCAGCTTCAGGTCAACCTTGTCCTTCGTGAGACTACAACTACGACCTATGACGAGTTCCTGAACCCTACAGGCTTTGAGTCTGACAATACTAACCTACCGGGGGCTTTGGGTCAGGTTACTACTGGGGCCGGGGATGTAGTATCTACAACAGAGGTGACTGGCCTCACTGCTTCTGGTGGTATCAGGCAGAACTCTGTTAGTTGGACTAACCCGGTCAACAACAACTATGACTACACTAAGATTTGGTTTGACACAAACAACACTATCTCTGGTGCAAGTACGATCAACATTACAGGTGAGTCTTGGGTTCACACTGGACTTGGCGCTAATGACACAAGGTACTACTGGGCGCAACCTTTCAATAGCAGTAACGTAGCTCTTGGCGCTCAAATCGGTCCTGTAAGTGCCACTACAAAACGTGCTGATACAGACGATATTGTAGGTGGGGCAATCACCACAGACAAGATTTATGACCTTGCTGTTACCACTGCTAAGATTGCAGATGCTGACATTACCACTGCTAAGATTGCAAACCTTAACGTAACTGCTGCCAAGATTGCTGATGCCTCTATTACTTCTGGTAAGCTAATTCAAGGGGGTTATGTTGGTGTAGGTAACTACATCCCGTTTGGGCCAAATAGCTCTTCAAACAGCAGCTTTTCTCAGAGTTTTGGTGCCTCTGCCAACGGTGATGCCTTTGTTTTGGTTATAGCTAAACTGGTAGTGTTTGGGTCTTCATCTTCTAGCTCTGACATATCGGCCTCTCTAGTAGTTGATGGAACAAATGTTGACAGTTTCTCATTAACAAACGTGCCAGAGGGCGTCTTCGTGACACAATCCCTGATTGGCGGTAAGTCAAATGTTTCTGGTAGCTTCTCTGTATCCCTTGGTTGGAACGGAGTAGATATTACAAACGACTCATACTACGGTCGTATGATTGTGTGGAGATTCTACAACTAATGGACCAGACTAAATACACAAAGTATGATGC